CAGCTTTTTGAGCTTGCATGCCTTTAAAATCCATTACTAGCGCAAGTGTCTGTCCCATTAGACCTCTACCTCTAACAATATACCGTTCAATGAAAACGGTAGTGGCTCATCTTGTGTAATCGTAACCGTGCCTTCGTTTCCCCATCCAAGCATGTAGACTTCCTTTCTTGCCGTTACTGGGGTCGGCTCCTGAGAAAAGTCTTCAGTTACATTTCTTATCAGAATTTTGGTTCCTTTGGCTTTCACATCTAGTGTTTCAAATAGATCCAGCACAGCACGAACAATCCTGCGTTTCTGTCCAACAGACACACCATCAGCTAATTGATACTCTGGGGGCAGCGTTGTAACGGTTGGTGTATAAGACAATCCAATCTCAACAGATGTTACACTATCGTTGAGAGTGAGATTGCCAGAGCCGTCTGTGGTAAATGTTCCAAGCGAATAATTACCCGACTTAACCACTACTGCTGTGTTTGGAAGATGCGCTACTTGCCAAGTTGTAGACGCAGATCCTGATAGTTTTGCGCCCATATCAGTATGGTAAGTATTATCAAAAAGCTCTAATGACGTAACCGTAGAACCATTTATTGTTCTCTCAACAACGCAGTACATTTCACGATTAACATTGCTAATGTTTTTGAATGAACCATTGGTTTGATATTGCGCCCAGCCAGCAAGCTTTTCTTTGCGTATAGACATAAATATTGGAATATGACCGTCTGTATTTACCAAATACATATAGCTTTCCAGCTGGTCAGATGACTCTGCTTGAGTCTCCATATCTGTAGGTGTGCCAATTAGATGCTGTGATAAAAGTGTTATCGCATCAGAATTGTAGCCTTGAGATAGATCAGAATAGATAAACTCTCTAACTGCACCTTTTGACTTTGTAAGAAACAAAGTTGCCCCATCAAAATCTTTTGGCTGAACACCGGAACTGCCAAATGATGTTTGCCGCCTTACTGTAATTGTGCTTGGCGATAATGGTTTGTTTTCAGAAGTAGGAACAAACAATTCTTGTTCAGATGTAAATACAGACAAATGCCGGAAAGATGATAATGCTTTGATTTCTGATATTTGGTTTTCAGCTATTTGAACTTGGATTGATTCATCATCCAAACCTGTGCCTATATCGAAATTAAAAAACTCACCTGACTTTGACATAAATAAAAAGTTAGGTAGATCACGGCTGCCGCCAAATATAAGACGCTGATCGTGGAATGTAACTGATCTAGGAAAACCACGAACAGGACTAAACACAGGCTCAGACCACTTGTCAGTGGCATTAGCATTGGCAAGAGCGCCAGATAAAGTAGCCACTACTGTTGTCGCACTGCTATAAGATGTAATTCTTGCATGGCGTACATTATTCGCACTATCAACGAGCCTAATATATAAACCGACATAATCAGCAGTAAATACAGAAGCATTTGCAACCAAATTCACTGAACCAGATGTTCCGCTTGGGTTAATGGTTGTCGATGCAGCAGCAAACTTATGATAAGGCTGAAACCGCATGCCACTAGCCGTATCAAACGCATAGTCTGTTAGACTAAAATTAGTTGCGCTTGTTCTAGTTAGTTTTTTGATTGGAAAATTAGGATTTACAATAATCATTGTATCGCCAGATTGTGATACAACGATACTGCCTATATGTGCAGTAAGCCAAGGGCAACTGGTTATGGTTTGAAGTATTACTGTAGGATTAGCAACATCTACTATCTCAAGCTTTGTATCGCTAAATAACAGCAAATAAGCTTCATCTTCATCATAGATGTACGGCTCACTTTGATACGTCGTGCTTGTGAGGGTTTGCAAGTAACGTAGTCCAGGACGGCGTGTTATTCCACCCTGCGCTCTCAAGCGTACATTGGTCAGCTTTTTGCCGCCATTCTTGTAAGCTTCAGAGTCAATTCTGGAACTAAGTAATGGCGACAACTCTCCTGATGTAAAGTTTGTGTAGAACTGCCGTAAAAGTGCCATTCATGCCTACTTATTGAGTGTCATTTTGTAGTTTTTGTACTTCTTGCCATCCATCGTTGCGTCACCAACTGGTGTTGAAGATGCCGCATAAGAAACAGCCCCAACTACAGAAGCTGCTCTTGTAGCGTTCAGGATCTTTCCCATAGTTCTAATAGCTTTGTTTTTTGGCTTATCCATAGCGGCGTCAACACGCCTCATACGATTTCCTAATTGTGCGGATCTGACATCCGGCACACTTTTTGTTTGAGGCTTACCACTCGTGAAAGATTTATTTATTTGATTAAATCGCTTTGCATCAAACATTGGTTCCTTAGTCATTGTTCCGGTTTTAGGATTGTAACCAAGTGTCGGTTTAGTTTTGCCAGATTCCATAGCAACTTTGTTGGCAGCTGCGCTGTACCGACTATGTGTATTCGCTAACCGTGAATCAATTTTTTTTATTGATTTAGCAGTTGGCGTTTTTAAACCTTTTGATTTTGGCTTTGATTTTTTGTTTGCAGCATATGCAGCTACACCAGAAGCTCCAACTAAACCCAAACCAATTTTATCACCAGTAGATGGGCTTTTTTTCATTTTTCCATCTCTGTCGTAGAAAACTACCTTCATACTGTTTCCCCTTCAATTCCAAGGAAAGCACCACGGCGTACCTTGTGGTATCTATTTAAGCGCAACCCTTGCGTTGTCACTTGCTGTGAATCTCTGGCTTTTGCCATACGGAACTGTTGCGCTGCTAACTGTACATAAGACTCTGCAACCTCTGAGTTTCTGGTTACAGACAGGCTCAGAACAGAAGCCAAGCGATATATAACCCAAAGTGCAAATGCAGGAGGCCAATATTGGGTATCAACTCTGAACATATAGTTTAGAATCACTTCTTCATTTTCTTCAGCGTTCATGTAGATGTAACGCTCATAAATGGCATACTCTTGCACAACATCATCAATAGTCACCGTATGCACTTGCATGACGGCTGGTTCGGTCGGAAGGGAGTATGCTGCGTCCCAACGATCCAAAGGGGCGTCAGTGAGTCTTGAAAGCTGTTTCTGGCCTGTTGCAAACTTCCAGCTATGCTGGCTCAGACAATCCTCGACCATATCCTCATAAAGCGTGTTCATAACCAACGCTTCATCGGAGTTGTCAGTAAAGCTAGTTAATGGCTCTAGACCAACAAGAACCATCGCTCTTTGAGCAATTTCAATATCAGTTCTCGCTGAAATAGGCATTACTTACCTCTTGGAGCATTTCTGCCTTTTCGTGATGAAACTTTGTTAGATTTTCTTTTAACGATATGGTCATCCATCGGACTCATAAACAATTTGCCAACATCTTTAAGGCTTTTAATTTTGTATTTTTGTCTGTGTTCTTCCTGTGTTAAGCCAGACTTTGTTCCAACAACTTGACCAAACAGATCTTCGCCTAAGCTTCTAGATTTTTTCATGTGCTGTACTTCCCACTTGGGTTACTGGTTGTACGCTCAGTATTCATAGGGTGATTAGGATTAGCATGACGAGGCTTGCGCTTTGGCGTAGCCATCTTCTTAGTTGTCTTTTTCTTGTTAAGACATTTGCCAGCCTCACGACATTTGCCGGGGGTAGGGCAATCTTTACATGTCTGCATTACTTACCACCCTGTTTGCTTTTAATAATTTTATCTTGAAGTTCTTTGGGGAGCTTCTTTTGAGCAGGGGTCAACTTTCCAGCATCTTTCAGCTTCTTTTTGGGTCGGCCCTTCTGAGAACCGTATGTTCCTTTACCTTGAGGCATTATGTAGCCCTCTTACCAAGAGTTGCTTTTTTACCAATGGTGCGGATCATGCCGCTTCTGGTAACACGAGTAGAAGGGGCAGCTTTCGCTGCCGCCTTCTTTTTGACTGGTGCTTTAGCCATTAGTCAGTGTCAGATCCTGACAAGCTGACCATATCAGCTACGTCAACCACTGTACCGCTGTTGGCATTTACGCAGAAAATACCGTACTCAGGTGTGCCGCCTGTTGAGGTATTCGCATGGATAACATCACCCACATTCATCTCATTAGCCATTGCATTAAAGTATCCGGCTGAATCGATGGCTGCTTTGGCATCAGTTGTTGTGTAATGCCAGATGTGGAACCCATTTCCGCTGTAAGCAACAAGAGATAAATTTGCTTGTGTGAACGCCATATCTACCTCCTATTTCTTAAGTTGCAGTTTAAAGACGCCTTCTGCATCGATAAGAACAGAGTTCATCTGCATCTTGTTCAATACAAAGTAGCTATCTTTATCGTTGTGGTACTGCATGTTTGAAGTCACGTCGGCTCCAATTGCATGCGCTATCGCATCACCATGATAAGCAAAGCAAACACGATCCACATTACCTGATCCGGCTTCATCCAGACCTGAAAATGGGAACCACATAAAGCCAAGCCACTGCTTTGCAGTCATGGCATTGTTGAACGGCAACTGGTCTTCACCAACGTAGTTTGTACGAGAGAACTCATCCAAATCTAACAGCTGTGACCATTGCTCCCAACCAACAGCAACAAAACGCTTTCCATCATCAGGAACTTCGTTATTGCCAAACAATTCCATCAACTGTAATGCCCATGAGAGGGTAATTCCATTTGTGGTTTCGTCGTGTGTTGAAGTGGTTGTAGTCATTGCTGCCTTGATAAGATCATCAGTTTTGCGGCCTAGTGCATACGCACCTGACTGCTGTGCAACTAACATCTCATCATGGTTAATACGAAGCTGATCCAGATCATCGATCCATTCGCCAGCAAAATAGTCTTCTAACGTGACATTCACGTTTGTATGCTCAAGGTTCATAGGTGCAATTGCGCCGTGACGAGCCTTGGTTGTCGCAAAACCTTTACCGATTTTTTGGAACGTAGTCTTATTCTTAACACCGTTACGGTTACGAATAGTGTTCCGAAGCTTTGACCCCATGCGCTGATAAGCCATGTGAACGCCGGACTCAAACTCCTCGATAAAGGAGGTGCTAATGGTAGAAACAGCCATAAGCTTACTCCTCAAAAAGTGTTTTCACATACTTTCCGGTTGTTCCGTCTACTCACATGTATATGCAGTTATCCGTGAGGGCTGCTATGTCAGCTTTCGGGCCTTCTAGTAGCCCAACCCTCACAGATAAATTTCGATTTGTTAATTCACATTGCTACATCTGTGATATTTCTAACGTTCCATGCTTTTTCATAGCAAGTGAACGAGAAATTGCCTGAACCTTGGCAATTGCAGCAGGATCTTTATCACGCCAATAGCCCGGATCATTTTGTGCTGCTCTTAGATCATCCTGAGTCACAGATTCTTGGAATTGTGTTTCTGACACCATATTAAATCTTGGCTGACCAGATACTTCCATTAGTTCCTCAAAGAAATGCACCATGCCAGCTGATGCTGGTAGTTCAGCAAACATATTGTACGCTGCATCTGACATATTGGCACTTACCCAAGAATCTACACGCTCAAGTCTGCGTTCTGCATGTTCGCCAAGTATTTCTGACTCCTCATTCCAATTAGGGCCAGTCATTACGTTTTGCTGAGTATATTCTGCAACAATCTCGTTGAACTGTTCTTGGCTCAAACCAAGGTCATGCGCTTTGCCTTGAAACCATTGAAGCATATTATCTTCAGAATCGATTTCAACTTCTTCTCCAGTTTCATCTACGAGAGACAGCTGGTAGTCAGCTGGGCTAACTGGCACATCACCAGCCGCTTCTTCAGCCAACTCCTGCATAATTTCTTCTCTGAAGTTTTCAGACCGTTCATGTAGTCTGCGCTCTAAATGCTCATAGCTTTTGGCAAAATCTTCTTCACTATTAAATTTAGATGGAAGCCAATCAGGTCTGTCTGCCATTTGTTCTTGAGGTTGCTCCTGTTCTGGCTGAACCTGAACCTCATCAATCTGACTTTCCTCAGCTACTTCTTGTAGTTCTTCATTCATTTAACAATCCCACTTTCTTAGTGCTTTGTTGATACGGCTGTTAGGGTCATTAGCCGTTTTGGAAGATGTAAGCTTCTTTTTCATACCCATCATCCGCTTACAGAACGATCTACGTCTTGCCGCTTTCTTTGGGCTTTTCTTCGCTGCCTTTGCTGATACTGGCGGCTTGAGGTTTCCTTTTTTGTAGGAGGCTCTGCCTTTGGCGTTCAGCCCACCTTCTGGATTCTTGCCCTCTTTTCGTGTCCATGCTTCACTCATCACGTTCTCGCATATGTTGGTTTTTTCCCACCACTGCTGGGGTTGGTTGCACGTTTACGTTTAGTGGCTGCTTGTTTTTCGCCCTTGCTCATGCTTGCAGCTTTTGATGCAGGGACACATTTGGGATATGAACGACCATCACCCATTTTGCGTCCGCATTTAGGATGTTTGCCACCCTTCGTGCTGGATATATCTACCCAGTTTTCACCAAACCACTTTTTCAGGCTCACTTGTATTTACCGCCCATTTTCTTGTATTGCTGAACCAATTGGCCGCTTGCGTAAGCTGAAGGCCATTTCTTCACTCTTGCCTTAACCATGGCTCTAGCTCTTGCATAAAGTTTTGGATTAGTAGGTTTACCGCTCACCTTGTTTCCTCCCCAACTCTGTACGTTTTTTGATAATTGCCATTAACCACCTTGACCCCTCTGCATGGGCTAGTGTTTCGATATTTGTTCCTGCAGGGTGGATATTATTTGTTGTGATGCTCTCAAGATACTGTAGGAAAGCCTTTCCAACACCTGAACCAAACAAAGCATAGGCCTTAGAATTAAGGTCAGCTTCAACGTCACGAGTATATCCTCGACCATCGATCGAAACATTTATCTGCTCCTTTGCCACTACATGCCGCCTTGCTGTTGTTGCATCAGCGTCATCATGTTTGACACGTTCTGAGCAACTTGTTCCGGGTCTGCTAACAAGCTGGCATCGATGCCAAACCTGTCTGCTAAAAACTTGATAGTTGCTTCCTGTTCATAAAGAGCAGGGCCAATCTCAGGGCCAAATGTCTGTGCAACTGACTGCTGGAAACGCATAAAGTCAGACACGTCCTGCTGGTCTTGCGCTCTAAGCAATGGAGAGACGGCAACAACTTTGATCTCTCTGCCATCTACCTTGGGCAGTTCGAGCAAACCCTGTTGCGTATAAATATAGATAACCCTCTCGACCAAGGGTTGCAGGAACTCCTTCTGCATCCTGCCAGCCACAGCACCCATATCTCTAGCCACATCAGCCAACCTTTCCGAAACTTCGGTTGCACTGAGAGGTGTCTTAGCATTCGGGCGGGTATCAAGCTCATCAATGAACAAAGCCTTTCTTACGTTACGCCGCATGTCTTCCAGAATTAACTGTCCGACATCAAAACGTGCTGGTGATTGAAGGGTATCGATGGTCGAGCCGGGGCTTCTTGGGATGAATGTTCCTGGCTGTATGGTCACATTATCAGGATTGAATACACCATCATCGTCATAGACATATGACCCAGCTATTGCCATTTCTGCATTTTCAAGGATTAGCTGCACAGTCAGATTCAAAGTCTTAATAGCTGGCATGGCTTGTAAAACAGGGCCACGACCCCACACCTCATAGCCAGATTTTGACCAACGTGTAGTGATCCAAGGCACAGAGCCACGGCCTGACATCTTAGATTGATGCAAGATAGCTTTGTCAGTTTCAGATATCAGATAGTAAGTATACTCATCCTTAAACCTATCATCGCTATCATACATCGTAGCTTCGATGATCTTAGTTTTGCGTCTTGGGTTGCGCTTCTGCTGCTCAACCATATTTGGTGTGTACTTGGCATAGGGGTACATATGTTTAATTTCAGTGATGTCACAAGTGTCGTTCCAACGGAACCAACTTGAAACCATGTCCATATGTCCCGGCAAAACAGCAACACTTGTGGGAGGAACAGCAGTGAAGTGTAGGTCACCAACAAATCTACCGCTCTCAACGAGCATGTTCATTGTACCTATGCCAAGGTCTTGTAAGCCCTCATGGAACTCTGCGTTGAAATTTGAATTACGCAGACCTTCATGGAGCATGTCAGTTATCTCATCTAACTGCTCAATCAAATCTTTGGTTACAGCTTCTTTTGGAAACTCAGGGCC